AGTACCATCAGTGTAAGTCGCAGCAAACGTAGTTTGTCCTGAGGTCGCTGTGTAACTATATTCTGTCCTATTGTAATTGGTTCCCTGAGCTCCTTGAGTACCATTAAAACCTTGAGCACCTTGGATACCCTGAATTCCTTGAGTACCTTGTGTTCCTATAGTTCCATTAAAACCTTGAGCACCCTGAACACCTTGTGTACCTTGAGCTCCTTGAGTTCCCTGAATTCCTTGGATTCCTTGAGTACCCTGAACTCCTTGAATGCCTTGAGTTCCTTGAATTCCTTGAGTACCCTGAACTCCCTGGATACCTTGAGTTCCTTGCGTACCTTGTGAACCTAAAGTTCCATTAAAACCTTGAGCACCTTGAACTCCCTGGATGCCTTGAGTTCCTTGTATACCTTGAACACCTTGAACACCGGTGACACCTTGTACGCCTGTGTTAATTCTTACCCAAGAACTGCCATTAAACTGCCAGGTCGTATCATTGGCGACGTATGTATCGTTTACAGCAGGATTATTGGGGAAATTAAGGGCTGCCATTATGATTTTTTAGTTATTTATTATGGTTCAGCACCTTCTGGTTTTGGATAAGTGTTTTTAATTTCTCTTATCTTTGAAACCCAAGTACCTGAATCCAAAGATCCATTTTCAATATCGTGAAATAGCATATCCAATTGTTCTCTCAATGAAGGATATTCTTTTTCTCGGGAACGATAGTATGACCAATATTCATAACGATCATTTTCTCTTTGTAGTTCTGTTTGAACTTCTTCCCATGTAGGTGGTTCTGCTCCACTACTATCCTCCCAAATAGAAAAACCTTGATCAAAAATTTCCCATTTTATAACATTAGGTCTTAGTCTTTTTATTCCTCTACCTAGATCTGTATTATAGTACATTTTAGTATCCTCTTAATCTATGGACAAATAGATCCAGTACAATCAAATATTCCACAAGCAGTAGCAGCAGCAACTCCACTAAAAGCCTGAGTCCAAGTACTATTGTTATCACTATATTCTACTTTATAATTAGCTGATCTAGATCCATTAAATGAACTATAAAATCTCGCTTTACAAATAGAAACTCCACTACCAAAATCATAAGAATATGTGCTTCCATCCGAAGGAATTGTTCCAGAGTCAGCACAGTTATCACTAGTAAAGGTAACAATAGTCGTATCTTGCCCTTGAGTATTGGTCAACATAATTCTAGAAACTCTTGGATGGTGAGCATTAACTGCAGATCCAGCAACATATCTCCAATATCTATGTCCAGAAATCACAGTTCCACCATCAATAGTAAGAGTATTCGTACTTGGATTATATGTTAGTTTACTGTTTGCCCTTGCTGTCTGATTAGAACCAGTTCCAGAAACAAATACAAGTGGTTGGGCAGCATTTGTACTATCTGACGTGGCATTAATGGTCGTAGAAGGACCAGAAGCACCTTGAGTTCCTGTAGTACCCTGAGTACCCGTAGCACCCTGTGCTCCAGTAGTACCTTGAGAACCAGTTGCTCCTTGTGCTCCAGTTATACCTTGAATACCTTGTGTTCCTGTTGTACCTTGAGCACCAGTCGTTCCTTGAGTTCCCGTAGTACCCTGAGTACCTGTGGTTCCTTGAGTTCCAGTAGCACCCTGAATACCAGCAGAAGAACCACCCCAAGTACCATCTGGTCTGATTGCTTGAACACCACCAACAAAAAGAGCACCAGCAGTGATTCTAACAGTTGTGGCAATACCAACAGTCTTATCAGTATCATTTACTGTGATGAATTCAGCAAATTGAGATAGTTCTCTATTTACAGTCATTATAGAACTTTTTAGTTATTTATTGTGGTTTAACTGGCCAATCAACACCAGAAATACCTAGAGGACTTGTGGAGTCTAAAACAGGTGTTGCTGTTTCTGGAAGATCTCTTAATGCCTGTTGGTATGATGCCCATTCTTGTGGAACTGGAGTATTGGTACTATAAGATCTCATAGTGACCCAATCAGTTTCAGCAAGTAGTTTATCTCTATAATAACGAAGCAACTTTATTGGATATTCTGCTTTTAGTTCATTTAACTTTGTTTCAATACTATCGATAGATGGTTGTTCGACATCATCCATCATCCAATCAATTCTATTTAAATTCTCGTTATGAACAGCACATTCAACTGTTATACCTGGAAGAAGGCAGCGAATAGCATCAAGAATAGATGGATATGGTGGAAAATTGTTCATTGTTTCTATTTTAAAAAAATTTATGTAATTATGCGGATATTTCAAACACAGTTATGTTTGAAAGACATTGTGGGTAATCTGGATTAGTTCCATTACCGTGACCACTATTAACTTTAAAACTACTACCACCGCCTCCACCACCAGTGTGTGCTAGTCCTTGGATTTTATAAGTTACTGAACTTGTTGTTCCTGGACTATCAATAAAAGAGATAGTTGTTGAAGCCGATTCAATTGAAGTTTCAGTATTTGTAGCAGCACTCATTCTGGTTCTAGAGCTGTAAGCATCACCTATAGCAATCGCAGTTGAACCTCTCAAAAGTCTTATTCCACCATTTCCTGAAGTTGCGAATTGTACACTAACCGCAATATAAACTTTATTTGATGATGATCTTGGCGTAATACTTACAGATAATCCACTAATATCATACCAAGTATTTCCTGACGTTCCCTGATCTGTAAAGTCAGTTTTATTCGCAGTAACAACTTGTACAATACCACCACCACTCGCTCCTGCTGGTAATCCACCTGAAGGAAGAATACTATCGGTTCTTAATGTAGCAAAAGTTGGTCTAGTGCCATCAAAAGTCATATTAGCAGAACCAGTAGCGGTTCCACTAGAGTTATATAGAATTTGAGTATTAGAACCACCTACTGGTCCAGTGGCACCTTGAGTTCCTGCAGTTCCTTGAGTTCCGGTGGTTCCTTGTGTACCGGTAGTGCCTTGTGCTCCCGTAGTACCTTGAGCCCCTGTAGCACCTTGGATACCAGTCGTTCCCTGAATACCAGTGGTTCCTTGTGCTCCTTGAATACCAGCAGAAGAACCTTGCCAAACTCCAGCAGAACTGATGACTTGTACACCTTTAATCTCAAGTCCACCAGAAATGTTTACTGTGGTTCCGATGCCCACTTCAGCAGTAAGACCAGATCCAGTATAAGATAGAGTTCTTGCGACTTGTGATAGTTCGGAAGGTATTCCCATTATACTTCTTTTTTAGTTATTTATTGAGGCAACTGTGATGCTACTTCTTCGTTTCTTTGTGCTGCTGTTTTTACTAAACCTTCCTCATAAGCAGCAAGAACCATATCAGGTTTGTTGGTTGCGGTGATAGGTTGGTTGTTTTCTAGTTTAGTCTTGACATACAAGTCACAGATTTCGTCAATCGCAATTCTTGCTCTGTTCGTTGCTGCATTATCAATCCATTCTTGTGGGTCAGCAGCGACGTATTGAAGTGCTAGATCTTCTGCTTCCGTTAAAGTAATTGTATAGTCCATATAAAGTCTTTTTGAGTATTTATTATCCTATAAGATAACCAGTAAAATATGTGTGAGATTGGGCGCCACCACCATAATAAGTTAGAGGGCCAAGGTTTACTCTAACATCAACTGCATCGCCAGCAGATACTGATCTTACCATAGACATTTGAAAACTATGATCATTATTATTACCAACTGTGTTTGGATGAAAACCATTTTGTGTAACTTGAGTTCCAGCTACAGTAAATATAGCTCTGGAATATCCTGTTCCATTTTTAGCCCATATTTGAGCGTGAAAAGCGTAAACTCCTGTAACTGGTGCCGTAAATCTACCCGTTGATGTACTATAATGACCCCCTGTATTATGTGCGGTGGCGCCAAAAATAATAATAGTATTATCAGCTGTTGTAGTATCTCCGCCAGTCGCATAAGCAAAAAATGATGGTTGATGGGGTGTGGTAACTATACCAGAAGCTCTATTAACATTAATTGCGGATTTTACAACAGAATTTTCAAGAGTTCCAAAAGTAAATAAATCTGCAACACTATCATATCTTATAATTCCACCATAAGCAGCATTATCAAACTCGGTAATGACAATATCTCTTGTTCCAGTTGCTCCTGCACCACCATCAAGTCTTAATAAAGTTCCTGGAGAACCAACAATGTGGAGAGGATTTTGTGGATTTGTGTTATTAATACCAATATTACCACTACTACTCACTCTAAAAACTTCTGAACCACCTTCACCAATACAAACTGTATCAGCACTCGGGAAGAATATTCCAGTGTTACTGTCCCCTGTTGGACTTATGGATGGTGCCGAAGTACTACCGGCAGAAACTACAATACCGCTAGAAAACGTAGAGACTCCAGAAGCATTTACAGATCCACTAATTGTTCCACTTACATTTAAGTTTCCAGAAAGCACAGTGCTTCCAGTTGCACTCAAAATACCGACCGTTGTGATACCTGAAAGAACCACACCAGTATCACTGAATGTTACGGTGCTTAATCCACTTCGGTTTTGTATTTGATTGACACGAATTTCAGAAGCCATTATGGTTTTTTAGGTATTTATTAGAGACCCAGAAGTTCTTTAAGTTCTTCTATTGAGAGTCCTGCTGCCTCTAACTTTTGTTGTGGTGTTAGAGGTTCTGGTTCTGGGGTGGGGTCTGGTGGAAGAGGAGTGTTACCTTCTTCTAACCATTTTAAGTATTGTTGATAGTCTCTATTACCAGGATCAAAAGGAATAAAAGCATTGTCGGTGAGTCTTTTGATTCCATTTTGATATATTTCTTTTGTTATACTGTCTATGTATTGCTGATACATTTTAGAAATCCGCAGTTAAATCTATATATTTTGAAGTTGAAGCTTGACAATATGCACATACTGCTTGACCTTGAGTAAAAGCTCCCGAGATGGTAATATCAAGGTCCATACCATCTGGTCCACCTTGGAAATAACCAGAAACAGTTCCGCCAGTTTGAGTTGCAGCACCATTCCAAAAAGTAAACGTTCCACTTATAGTAAGTGTTGGCAGAGCTCGCATAGTATCAGAAAAAAATAAACAAAGTCTTGATGCTCCACCATTAGTTCCACCAGTTCCAACACCCCTCATTGGAGGGTCATAAATTCTTTGGAAATATCTTCTACAAAGAGAAAGTTCTTGACCGTAACTTCTATGTTCAAACAAAGAAGCAGTATCTCCTACTTCCAACTGAACTCCTGTCAAATACCACGTAGCATTTAGAGTCTCTATTGGACTTACTGTTCCCGATGGTCCATGATAATTTGCACCGTTCCACGCATTTGCTGTTCCACCTCTATAAGTGCTTCCGCTACCAAGATCAAACAATATATTTAATCCCCACCCGTTATCTATCAACCACGTTCCTGAAGTATCTCCAGTAATTTTAATAGTTTTATATTCCCAAGTATTTGGAGAATTAATTGAATATGTAAATGGATAACTTCTGGTTACTCCATAGTTCCTTATAGAACCTCCAAATGTTCCAGTTAAACTTGAACGAGTCCAGAATGATAATGTAACCGTTTTTGCATTTGCAGATCCCCAATTAAAATCTGCAATATTATATCCCTCTATTACCGTTGCAACAACGGCATATTGACCTGATCCTATAGTACTGTCTGCTGTTGAAGTTGTGAAAAGAAGCGAACTTGAAAATCCAACCGGTGCTGTTCCAGATCTTTGTAAGGTGAATGCACCGTCCGTATTTTCATCACCATACCATCTATCAACAGAATATGGAGTATTTCCGTTGGCAGTAACACTTGCTCCATTATTTCTCTGATCAACAACCATTGACCCATTAATTATTCTATTCCGGACACCAGAAATGGGTCCATTATTAATTGAAGTTACATAAGCCGTAGTAATACCAGCAGTTGTTACTCCTATAATACTTGTTGCGTTAAGAGTCGTAACAGTCGTGACACCAGTAGAGTTTACATTACCAGTTACATTACCAGTTACATTACCTGTAAAAGTCGTAGCAGTAACTCTATCAGTTCCAATGGATACATTGTTTCCAACAGTAATTGAACTCGCTACTGAGATCGTGCTAACACCAGAAATACTGTTGAAATTAATGATTGCCATCTATCTTATAATAAGACTTCCAGTTTTGAATATTTATACGACGACCCAAACTCCATCAATCGTCAGAGAACCATTGACATTTACAGGTCCTGCCATCAGACCATTGAAAGCAGTGCCAATATAATGATTACCGTTTAAATTATTATCCATCACTACCATTCCGTTTGAAATATAAAGACCTTGGAATGAGTTACCAACACCAGTGAGTGCTGCGTTATCAAGAGTCGTTGTATTGATTCCAACTTCAGCGGTTGTAGAAATACCAGCAGTGTTTGTTGCCCACTTGGTTTCCCCAGGAATTCCAGCAATACCCTGAATACCTTGAGTACCAGTCGCACCTTGGAGTCCTTGAGTACCTGTTGTGCCTTGAAGACCTTGTATTCCCTGAATACCTTGAGGACCACCGGACTGATAGGTACTAATCTCTACACTGTCTCCAGAGTTTAATGGATCGTTTAGAACAACATCAGTTCCATTTGTTGCGGTGTAATCTGATGGTCCTAAGTGAGCACCATTAACATAAACATCAATGTTCGTTCCGCTGTTATACGTTACACTAAATGTCGTTTGTGATGATGTTGCGGTAAAACTATAATTGGTTCTTGAAAAATTAGATCCCTGAACACCTTGAATCCCTTGAAGACCAAATCCTTGAGCACCTTGAGTGCCTTGAGCACCCTGTGGTCCAGCGGAGCTAAACGCTGTAATGTCAACGATTTCTCCACCAACAGCGGCAGTTCCTAAAACAACGGAAGTTCCATTTGTCGCAGTGTATTCAGCAGGAGTCAGACGTACACCATTGACATAAACATCAATATCAGTTCCATCGGCATAAGTCGCACTGAAAGTTGTTTGTCCATTCGTGGCAGTGTAATTATATTCGGTACGATTAAAATTAGTTCCCTGAATACCCTGAATACCTTGAGGACCTTGTGTACCCACAGTTCCATTAAATCCTTGAGCACCTTGTATTCCTTGAGCACCCTGTATTCCTTGAGATCCTTGTATCCCTTGAGCACCCTGAACACCTTGAATGCCTTGAAGACCAAATCCCTGAGCACCTTGAACACCCTGAACACCTTGAGGACCGGCAGATTCAAAGGTTGTAATATCTACAATTTCACCACCAGTGGCAGCAGTATTTAATATTACCTGAGTTCCATTGGTTGCCGTATAATCTGATGGAGTTAAGTGAACACCATTGACATAAACATCTATATCAGTTCCATCAACGTAATTGGCGTTGAATGTTGTTTGTCCTGGTGTTGCTGTGTAGTTATATTCTGTTCTGTTAAAGTTAGTTCCTTGTAAACCTTGAGTTCCTTGAGTGCCCTGAAGACCTTGAGTGCCTTGAGCACCTTGAGTTCCTTGAGCACCTTGAGTACCAAACGTTCCCTGTGTACCTTGAGTTCCCTGTATACCTTGAGTTCCTTGAGTTCCTTGAGTTCCCTTGTCACCAGTTCTTGCGAAAGTGATAATAACATCTTCATTATTTGAGAATGATGAAGCACTAGCGGTACTAATACCACAAGGAACCGTAAAGTATCCAGTGCCTTCTAGACTTGCTCCAATGATCGCAAAGAGAGCAAAATCTGATGGGTTAGATCTATTTGAGATCTTGAAATGACCCTTGATCGTAGAGGTAGAGTCATCAATAGATCTTAAGTAGTCTTGAATATCAGTTCCATTATCATCCTGATCATCAATATAAAGTTCAAAAGCACTTGATACTAAAGCATTATTTAATTTTAATCTTCCCGTTCCTGGATCACTATCTGATGTATTACTATCAAAAGTATAGTCAAATGTAGCACCACCAAAGTTTCCTTCAGTTCCCTGAGTACCTTGAGTACCTTGAATACCCAGAATTCCTTGAATGCCTTGAATACCTTGTGTTCCTGGATCAGGTATTCTTATCCAACTACTTCCATTCCACTGCCATCTTTTACCATTGGCACTGTAAATCTGATTTAAAGATGGACTAGATGGAAAATCTAACGCTGCCATTATGATTTTTTAGTTATTTATTGTGGTTTAACTGGCCAATCAACACCAGAAATACCTAAAGGACTTGTGGGGTCTAAAATAGGTGTTGCTGTTTCTGGAAGATCTCTTAGTGCTTGTTGATACGTTGCCCATTCTTCCGGAACATCAGTCTTTTGACTATATGCTTTCCAAGTAACCCAATCAACTTCCGCTAAAAGTTTATCCCTATGAACTCTTAGCAAGCGCATTGGTTCTGCTGCTTTGAGTTCTTGTATCTTTGCTTTTACTTGTTCTCTTGTTGGTTTTGGAATGTCTTGTGATAACCAAGTGATTTGGTCATAGTCTTCAGCATTAACTGAAAACATTGAATTTGGTTGTAATTCTTTTATTGCTTTAACAATATCCATTATGCCGATACCTCCATTGCTACAATTGAAGAAGCTCCTCTGTGGTCATAAGTACCAGTATTTCTATCTGGAGAAGTTCTATTAATATAAATTCCACCATTATTTTCATTATCTGGTCTTCCAACTACTTGAACTTTATAAGTTGTAGCGGATGTTGTTGCCGGAGAATCTAAAACAAATCTAGTCACCAGTCGTGTCTCCCCGTGATTATTAGACATACCTGGATCAACTACAAAACTAAAACTAGGAGTTGCACGAGAACCAGCTGCATCTCCTTGAAGTAAATTTGTGCTATTTCTTACAATATTAGCAAGTCCAGTATACCAAGTTGTAGCTACGAATAATTGAACTATTACTAAAATTTTATTAGAAGAACTTCTTGGTGTTATAGACAAAGATAAACCCGTAACATCTTGAAAAGAGTCGGCATCAGTAAAAAAAGTATCACTCTTCGTTACACTTACAACTTGTACAATACCTCCACCACTTGCTCCACCAGGAAGACCACCTACAGGAAGAATACTATCAGTTCTTAATGTAGCAAAAGTTGGTCTAGTGCCATCAAAAGTCATATTAGCAGAACCAGTAGCGGTTCCACTGGAGTTATATAGAATTTGAGTATTAGAACCACCTACTGGTCCAGTGGCACCTTGAGTTCCTGCAGTTCCTTGAGTTCCAGTAGTGCCCTGGGAACCAGTGGCACCCTGAGCACCAGTCGTTCCTTGAGCCCCTGTAGCACCCTGAATACCAGTAGTACCTTGAGTACCAGTAGTTCCCTGTGCGCCCTGAATACCAGCAGAAGAACCTTGCCAAACTCCAGTAGTACTAATAACTTGAATACCTCCAACTACTAGACCACCAGTGATGTCTAAGGTAGTTCCAATACCAACTTTCGCAGAAGTTCCACTACCAGTAACATTTACTAATCCACCAAGTTGTGCTAGCTCAGTTGCTTTCGTCATTGAAACTTTTTAGTTATTTATTGAGGTTTAACTGGCCAATCAAAACCAGAAATCCCAATTTTACTTGTAGGATCTAAAACAGGTGTTGCCGTTGTTGGAAGATCTCTAAGTGCCTGTTGATATGATGCCCATTCTTCTGGAACTGGAGTATTGGTACTATAAGATCTCATAGTGACCCAATCAGTTTCAGCAAGTAGTTTATCTCTCTCAATACGGAGAAGTCTCATTGGTTCTTCTTCAGATATTCTTTGATACTCAACTAGAATTTGCTCTTCTGTTGGTCCAGAATAATCCTCATCTGTAGTCAAAGAATATATTGTAGTTCCATTTGAAGTGGTTTTCCCAGTATTAAATCCTAAAGTAGAATAATCAGTTCCTTCAAGAGTGTACCCAACTCCTGGAAAAATATTTTGAATTGCTTTGTTGTATAAAATTATATTCATAGTTATTGATAGATAAACATAATTGTGTCTCTAGAATAGCTGTCACCTAGACCACCATCCCAATAATTACATATAGTGGTAGTGCCACCTTGAGTATTTCTTACTTGAAGTTCATAATTATAGTTACCAGAACCAAAATTTGAAAAAGTCCAAGTTCCCGATGCAGATCCTCCCATATTTGCCGTTGATTGTTTTGAAAAGCAAAATCCTCCATAATCACTGCCATTAAATATCAATCTACACATTGATTGAACTGATCCTACTTCATAAGTCATACTAAAAGTAGCAATTACTAAAATATTAGATGTTTTTGAAAGTGAGACAGTACCACTTAAATGAGTTTGCCATCCACTATCTCCATTTAAACTTCTATTAGATCCTGTAGCATTTGAAGTAAATAGCAGAGGACCAATACCAGTTACTCCTTGAGCACCTGTTGATCCTGTGGTTCCAGTTGTACCTTGTGTTCCTGTAGTACCTTGAATACCTTGTACACCCTGTCTACCTTGAACACCTTGTGCCCCAGTAGTCCCTTGAGAACCAGTTGCTCCTTGTGCCCCCGTTATACCTTGAGAACCAGTCGTTCCTTGAACACCCTGAGTACCCTGAACTCCTTGAATGCCTTGAGTACCCTGAGTTCCAGTCGTTCCTTGAACACCTTGAATACCTTGAGTTCCTTGAACGCCTTGTATTCCTTGAACACCTTGAGTACCTTGAGTTCCTTGAGTTCCTTGAGTACCTTGAATACCAGCTAGAGAACCACCCCAAGTTCCATCAGCACGAATTGCCTGAACACCACCGACAAAAAGAGCACCAGAAATAATGCTTACGGTTGTCGCAATGCCAACTGTCTTATCAGTTTCATTAATGGAAATATAGGAACCAAATTGAGATAGTTCTCTGGTATTGGACATCTTATGATTTTTTAGTTATTTATTGAGGTTTAACTGGCCAGTCAACACCAGAAATACCTAAAGGACTTGTGGGATCTAAAACAGGAGTTGCTGTTTCTGGAAGGTCCCTTAGTGCTTGACAGTATTGAACCCATTCTTCTGGGACAGGAACACCTTGATTGTAAGATCTAATTGTAACCCAGTCAACTTCTGCTAAAAGTTTATCTCTATAAACTCTCAATCGTCTCATTGGTTCTGCTGCTCTAAGTGCTTCTAACTCTTGAGTTATTTCTTCTTCTGTTGGTTTAGATTGGTTTTCATCTAACCAAGTTAAACCCTCATAAGTATCTCCGTTCAAATACCAGGATGCTCCTGGTCTTAATGATTGAAGTGCTGCTGTTACATCCATTATCCTGAAATCTCCATTAAAGTAATTGTTGATGAATATCTGCCATCGTCAGCTTGATCTGCGTCTGCTCTAGCTCTATTGATATATGTTGTATAAGAACTAGAGTCTTGATTATTATAAATTTGATAAGTTAAAGAACTAGTTGAACCGGGAGAATCTAGATAAGTAAAAGAACGATGCATTCCCGATTGGTCAGCATTAGCATTTGCCCCAAAATCACCGGTTACAGTATATCTATTTCCAGCAGATGCTCCCGAAGCGGCAGTTAAATGTGATCCATTTCTATAAATCCTAAATCCACCTCCACTATTACCTCTATTATTATCATAATTAATTGAATACATTACAAGTATTTTACTTGAAGTGCTTGATGGTGTTATAGAAGCAGACAATCCAGTAATAGCAACATCACCAGTTACTGCTGATGTAAACGTATCAGTTTTTATAGTTTGTACAACCTGAAGAATGCTTCCAGACTGTCCTAAAACTGTTCTTCCAGAACCATTTTTTATAGTTGATCCAATGGTCAAATCTGTTCCATTGAATGATAAGTTACTAGAACTAGTTGCCGTTCCACCAGAATTATAAAGAACCTGACCACTTGTACCACCAGTTGGACCCGTAGCACCCTGAGCACCTGTTGTTCCTTGCGTACCCGTAGTACCTTGTGTTCCTGTAGTACCTTGAGAACCAGTTGCTCCCTGAGCACCAGTCGTTCCTTGAGCCCCTGTAGCACCCTGAATACCAGTCGTTCCTTGAGTACCGGTAACACCCTGTGCTCCTTGAATACCAGCAGAGGAACCACCCCAAGTTCCGTTAGGTCTAATTGCCTGAACTCCACCAACAAAAATACCACCAGATACAATTACAGAAGTTCCAACACCAACTG